GGCTTCCTTTGCCCTGCCGTACAAATTGACATCCGTAGGCCAGCAGCAGCGCCCGCAAGGCCGGATAAAACGAACTTCCCACGAATCAGCCGACTCGGCGCTCGGCCAGCCCTTGCTCAAACTCAAAACGCAAGCGCAGGGCACCGGGCAGAACGGGGAACGAATTCGCCTCAATACACTCCGGAGCCACCTCCTGAACCCGCGCCACCAACGCATCAAAACTCGGCGCTTCGGTCACCAGATGCAAGGCATCGCATTCGGCGACCCACATCCCGTCCTCTGGGTCGTGGATCACCTTCACGGCGACGGTGGAGGGAAAGAGAATCACATTAATCATGCGCGAACTGTAGCACGACGCACGGCCTGTTTGACACCCCGCCGCGCACGGCCTGCTGGCTCGCGTTATCTCCCGCTAGCGGCCTAGCCCGCTTGCCCGGAGAACCCATAGGCGCGCGGCTCTCCGGGCAGTGCCTCCCGAAGCCTTTCCCTCTGCGCCGTCCCCCCCGCGCGCCCGATACTGGGCGCATGACTTCAAAACCTGCTTACGCCCTCGCTGCCTGCGCGGTCGACCTGTCAACCGCCGGTGCTGCACCAACGGAAATCCGCCTGCTGCCCGCGGGCCCGTTTCGCTCGGTCGACACCCGGCCCGCCGAATGTGCCGCCTGGCAGCTCTCCGCTGAGACCGCCGCGCGCTTGATCGCCACCGCCGCCGCCCGCGCCTCCGACTACGTCATCGACTTCGAGCACCAAACGCTGCGCAGCGCCGAGAACGGGCAACCGGCCCCAGCGGCGGGCTGGTTCAAAACGCTCGAATTCAAAGCTGACGGCCTCTACGCCACCGACGTGCGCTGGACGGCCAACGCGGCGCGCATGATCGCCGCCGGGGAATACCGCTACCTGTCTCCCGTCTTTGCCTACCACCCGGCCAGCGGCGCGGTGACCGCGCTGTCCTTGGTCGCCCCGGCCTCGCTGGTCAACGCTCCCGGCCTGGACGGCTTAACCGACCTCGCCCAACTGTCTGCCCCCGCTTTCCCCCCTGCACTGGAGAACCCCATGGAAGAAATCCTCGCCCAACTCAAAGCGCTGCTCAAACTGCCCGACAGCGCGCAGCTGCCGGACGTGTTGGCCGCGCTCGACGCGCTGATCGCCGAAGAAAACAAAGAGCCCGCCGAACCCGCCGAACCGGCCGCCCTCGCGGCGAAGAACCCCGACCCCGCCCAATTTGTCGCCCTCGCCATCGTCGACGGCTTGCGCGCCGAGTTTGCCGAAAAGACCGCCGCGCTCGGTGCCGAAGTCCTCGCCTACCGCCAGAAAGAGCGCGCCGCGCTCTTGGCGCAAGCCCTGGCCGACGGCCTCATCTCCCCGGCCGAAGTCCCGTGGGCGCAAGACCTGATCGCCCAGAACGCCGCCTCGTTTGCCGCCCTGTGCGCCGTGCGCGCGCCGATCGTCGCGCTCGGCACCGCGCAAACTGGCGGGAAAAAACCTGCGGGCGCACCCGATGCCCCGACCGCGCTCTCCGCAGACGACGCCAAAGTCGCCCAGATGCTCGGCCAAACCCCCGAAAAGTTCGCCCAACACAAGAAAGGCTGTTAATCATGGCTATCGTCACCCCCGCTTTACTGCAATCGCTCAAAACCGGCTTCAAAGGCGAGTTTGCCCAGGGCCTCGAAATGGCCGCAGTGGAGCAAAGTCGCCAGCCTGATCCCGTCGAGCACGGCGTCCAACACCTACGGCTGGCTCGGCCAGTTCCCCGGCTTTCGAGAATGGGTCGGCGACCGCGTGCTCAAAGACATGGCCGCCCAAGGCTACCAAATCAGCAACAAGCTGTTTGAATCGACCGTCTCGGTCAAGCGCACCGACATCGAGGATGACAGCATCGGCGTCTATGCCCCGCTCTTTCAGGAAATGGGCCGCGCCGCCAACGTCTACCCCGACGAAATGATCTTCGGCCTGCTCGGTCTCGGCCACAGCACCCTGTGTTACGACGGGCAAAACTTCTTCGACACCGACCACCCGGTGTATCCCAACGCCGACGGCACCGGCACGGCGGTCACCGTGTCCAACGTCAGCGCCGGCGCCGCGCCGGCCTGGTACCTGCTCGACACCAGCCGCGCCATCAAGCCGCTGATCTTCCAGGAGCGCGAAAAGCCGGTCTTTGCCAGCCTGACCAAAGAAGACGACGAATACGTGTTCACCAAAGACGTGTACCGCTACGGCGTGCGCGCCCGCTCCAACGTCGGCTTCGGCTTCTGGCAGATGGCGCACAAGAGCAGCGCCGCCCTCGACAGCACCAGCTTTAACGCGGCGATGGTCGCCATGATGAGCCAAAAATCGGACGGCGGCCGCCCGCTAGTCATCGCGCCCAAAATCCTCGTCGTGCCGCCCTCGCTGCGCAGCGCCGCGCAAAGCCTGATCGAAACGCTCTTGATTGGCGGCGGCAACTCCAACCCGAACTACCGCGCCGTCGACGTGCTGGTCTGCCCGTGGCTCGCCTAAAAAAATCGGGGGAAGAGATTCCCCCGTCGCCGGGCGAGGCCGTGTCGGTCTCTGTTCTTATCTCGCTCAAAGCGCCCTTGTCCCGGCGTTACCGGGCCGGGCTTTGTCTCTTCGCCGGCCCGCCGCACCGCGCCCGCGTCAGCGCCGAGCAGGCCAGCGAACTGGCTGCCGACCCGTTCCTCATCGTCGAACTTCAGGAGAACCCGCCATGAGCTACGCCGCCATCGACGACTTGATCGCCCGCTTTGGCGAAGACGAGCTGACCCAGCTCACCGACCGCGACGGCAGCGGGTCGCTCGATAGCCGCGCGCTCGAAACCGCCCTGGACGAAAGCGCCTCCGTGATCGACAGCTACCTGCGGGGGCGCTACGCCTTGCCCCTGCTCCCCGTTCCTAAACTGCTTACCGGCATTTGCTGCGATTTAACGCGCTACGCGCTGTATGCCGACGCTGTCCCCGACGCCCTTAACGACCGGCAGCGCGCCGCCCTGTCCCAGCTGCGCGACTTGGCCGCCGGGCGCGCCCGCCTGGAGGTCGGCGTCGCGCCTGACGCGCCGGCCGGCCGCGTCGTCCTAGTCTCCGCTGAGCGGCTGTTTACCCGCGAGAGTCGCTAATGCTCTCCCTAGAACCCCTCTTAAACGAGCGCCTGCGCCAAATAGACGGCCTAGTCGGCGTCTATGGCTTACCGGAGCTGGCACTGGCCGAAAGCGCGGGCAAGCGCTCGCCCTGCGCCTATGTCGTCTTTGACGGCTACCGCGTCCTGGAAAGCGCCAGCAACAAACAGTCGGCGCGCGTCGAAGTGCGCTACCTGGTCGTCGTCTCGGTCAAGCACGTCGCCCAAGCCGCCGACGGCGCACCGGCCCGTTCGGCGACCGCGCCGTGGGTCAACGCCGTGCTCGGCCAGCTCCTCGGCTGGCGAGCGGGCCGCGACTACACCCCGCTCGCCCTGGAAGCCGCGCCGCGCGGCGAGTTTATCGCCGGTACCTTGCTTTTTCCCCTCTCCTTTAGCTGTGCGCACGTTGTCCGAGGTGCCACGGAAACCGAGCGTTAACTGATGGCCGCGATTGTTAAAAACCTCTCGATTGAAAAAGGCGCGGCCTATCGCCTGCGCTTTATCCCCCAAGTGACCGGCGGCACGCCGCTCGACTTGACCGGCTGCACGGCGCAGATGCAGGTGCGCGATGCCGCCGACGCCCTGATCGACGAACTGTCTACCGCCAACGGGCGCATCGCGCTCGGCGGCGTCGCGGGGACGGTCGACCTGTGGTTTCCGGCAGGCCTCACGGCGGCCCAGCAAAAGGACAGCGGCGTCTATGATCTGGAAATCACCCCGCCGTCCGGCCCGGACGAAACGTGGAAGCTGGCGCGCGGCCGCGTGAAATACCTGGCGGAAGTCACTCGGGAGGCCAGGCCATGAGCCCCTTCGACCAAGTGATCATTCGCGAGGTAGAACTCGTGCGCGTCGAAGTCGGCATCGCGGGCCCGCCGGGGCCTCCGGGCAGCTCCGGCGGCGGGGCTGCCTTAGCCGTCGCCGCCCGCCTCTCAGAATTTAATACCGAAATAGCAAAAGCCCAGGCGCGCGCCAACCTCGGGCTGGAAACCATC